ACCTTCTTGTGCTCAACCACAAGGTCTTCGGTGGCAAGAAGTTTAGCAAGTTGGGACTTGATTTCGTGGCGGACGGTCATAGGTTTGATTTCTTATGGAACCATCATACAAAAAAAGAGGGTGGTGAAACCCTCTTATGTACCAGTTTAAAAAGTGGACTCAACCAGAATAATCACCTTTGTTCATTCTACCTTGTCTTTCAACTTGCCCAACACTCATACCAGTTTTTAGTTTTGCCTTTCCACCACCAGCGCCAAAATCAGTTAGTTTTCCACTATCGTCTTTTGAAGCAGGAACAGCAGGTGGTCTATTTGGTCCAGTTTGTCTTGTTTGAATATTTACTTTACCTGCAGGAAGATTTCCACTAAACACTGCACGAATAGCGCCACCAAGAGGTCCTACGGTTCGACCGTTACCAACAGCAGTGCGTCCAGATTCACCCTCAACAATACTCTGCTTCCACTCTTCGCTCATATTTGCCATAATAGCAAGAGCTGCCTTGTTGGTATCTGCATAACCTTCGGCAACCAAATACTCTAGAAGATAATCAAAGAGATCAGCACTCTCTTTCATTCCCTTCTCATCTTCTTTATCTTCCTTTTCACCCTTCTCTTCTTTACCTTTAGGGTGCTTACCTTCTTTGTGCTTCCCACCCTCATCTTTTTTTTCTTTTTCGCCCGCTTCCATTTCAGATTCTTCTTTCTCTTCGTAGATAGAAGAGTAGGCTTCCATCAAATCTTTAACGTGTTTTGCTTCCATTGTTACAAAGACTTTTTAGATATTTATAAAAATGAAGAAGCGCCCCCAGAGAGGCGCTTCTTGAGTGCTTGGCGACGTGCCTTTGCTTGTCGGAGTGCTTGCGGTTTCAGTTTCCGCTTCTGCTCCTTTTTGGAGTGATGTTGCCAGTTGGGAAGTTTCATTCGCCTTGTGCTTGTGAGGACATCATACGGGAAAAACCTTTGACTTTCTCAAACCTTATGACACTTTCAAATTTGTCATGCAAGTCTGTCTTATGGGAAATCACAAAGATATTAGCATCCTTAATGACATAACGAATGATCTTAAGGAACTCATCGGTGCCGAATCCATCAAGTGAAGAATCAAATACCTCATCCATAATCAGCAGATTGGTATTGACGGAATTTTTGACTCGGGCAACTTCTCTCCAAGTGAAGAGTAGGGCAAGGTCGATTCTCATTTTTTCACCCTCACTGAAGGAACTATAAGAAAAGTCTTCGTGAATGGGTGACTTTACCGTTTCGTTGAATTCTTCGTCCAGATGGAAGTTAATATAAAAATCCATCATTTGAAGATAACGATTCACCTGCTGATTTATGAACGGAAGATACTTCTTGATTATCTTCGTTTTAACGCCATCGTCCTTGAGTAAGGAATAGGCAAAATCGTAATAAACGATTTCTTCTTTTTTCTTTGAAAGGTCTTCGAATGTTTTTTGGAGATTGGTTTGAAATTCTTCTAACTTCTCATGCTCAGTATTTCTGTTTGCAAGGTTTTGGGTAATAGTTTGAATTTCAGATTCAAGGTCTCGTATTTGTCTCTGGTTGAGGGAAATCCGAGTATTGTTTTGAGAAATCTCATGGTTGAGTTTCGTAATCTCCTTAGATAGAACTGTGAATTGACGCTCTCTCTCCTGTTCTAACTTTATAGTCTCCTCAAGTTCTTGAAAACCTTTCTGGAGTTCCTTTGCCTTATTTTGAGCGTCTGTAATTCTATTTAACCGAAACTCTTCTTCTATGGTTTGAGTGCAAGTAGGGCATACCGTATTTTCTGTGAAAAACTTGTGCTCTTTAGTAATAGCAGATACTTTTTGAGAGATTTTACCCTTAAGATTGTTAAGCTTTACTAACTTATCTCCAGCACCAACAACCTCTTCCTGATCCTTTGTGTATTTAAAGATATCTTCTTCAATCTTGGCATTTTCAGTCATATAAATGCCAACTTCAGAGTCTAAGTTGGTAATTTTTTCCTTATTGGCATTAATATTGGCATTACCACGATTCTCAAGTTCCTCAATGAAACTTTGTTGCATCTTCATCTTATCCTTAAGTGTTTCCTTCTTAAGTTCAAGAGATTTGATCTGATCTTTTTTCTCACGAATCTTATCTTTGATGAGATTATTCATCGCGGAAAAAATACGAATATCCAACAGATCTTCAATCACTTCACGACGGTTCGAAGTCGTCAATTGCATAAAAGGCACAAAAGTGCTGCTACCCAGAATCACAATCTGAGTAAAAGACTTGTAATTAACCTTCAGAATATTTTCTTCTAGGATTCTTTGATTAGCACGATCATCTGCTTCTTTATGCAGAGGAACTCCATTTACTTCAATATCAAAAATATTTGGTTTGATGCCACGACGAACAAGATAATCTCGACTATTTACAGAGAATTCAATCTCTACAATACAATCTTTTTCGTTGGTAGTATTAACCAGTTGCGGTTTATTAATCCGCCTAAATGGTTTGTTGAAAAGAACAAAGGTAAGTGCATCCAAGATTGTGGACTTACCTGCACCATTTGTTCCGATAATCAAATTTGTATGGTGTTTTTCAAAATCAACTTCTGTCCACTGATTTCCAGTAGAAAGAAAATTTTTCCATTTAATCTTGTGAAATACTAGCATTCTTAGGAGGAATAACGATATCGTCAGGAGTGATCACAGCATACTTATAATTATACATCTTACAGGTCTTGATTGCAAGCTCATCATCAACTTCTACAACATCCATTTCGGTTTCTTCTTGATCTTCCAACATCAAAGCATAACGAGTCGCATCATCTTCTTCTTCAAATAAAAATAAGACTTTATGACCATACTGGTCTTGAACTGCATATGCTCCGTCGTCTTTTCTATCTTTGAGTGTAAGAAGAAACATTTACTCTACTTCGCAAGCTTGTTTGTAAAGATCTTGAAATATTCCCTTGATGACATTCTTGTCAAACTCAAATTCCGCCTCATCAATATATCTATTCAAAATTGAAATAGTGCTTTCTTCTTCATCAATCTCAAAATCTTCACTTTCTTGAATATCAAAGTTTTCAACGATTTTGAGTTCTTGAATACCTGCAGTATACAGTTTGTCAATGAACTTTTCAAAATCTTTTGGTTTTGATTTCTTACGAACAATTACCTTAACAATCTTGTTTTCATATTCAGTTGCATCAAATAATTGATATGGAGTATCCTCATAATAAATGTGATAAAACAATTTATAAGGATTGTTGATTGGAGTATGAGTGAGGGTTTCCGTATCAAAAATATGAAACCCACGAGTATCGTTCACATCGGTCCAATACATTTCATAAGGATTACCAAGATAAAAAACCTGACCATTATCAGAACGAGTGTGATAATGTCCAGAAAAAACTTTGGTAAATTTATTAAAAATCTTTGGATCTGTTCCGTGATCTTCCATAACAAGATTCCGATTTACACGGAAACCTTGAAGTTCTAAATGACCCATCGCAACTTTTGCTTTGGACTTCTTGATTTGACTCAGGGTTTCATCATAGTTCTCACTACAAATCCAGGGCACCATCATAATATCCAGACCACCAACTTTAATGGTTTGTGGAGAACTATAAGTCCGAATATTAGGATAGGTCTGAAGAAGCAAACTTGGAGAATTGACACTATTGGTATTCTTATAGTAACAGTCGTGATTACCGACAACCATATGAACCTCATAATCCCGCAGAGGTTCAAACACAACTCTCTTTGCCCATTCCAGACTTTGATAGTCAATTGACTTACGACTATCAAAAGCATCACCCATATGAATGACTGCTTCTACCCCGTGTTCTTTTAGAGCAGGAAAAAATACATTCTTGTAGAAGAGTTCAAAGTGGTCGTGGAGATACTTTGAACCCTTCCTTGCCCCATAATGGGTGTCAGTGATAATTGCAATCTTCATCGATTATTACGATACTGAATGGCATCTTTGATAGTATTATACTCACTACTATGCCCAGAAAGCAAGCTGTCGTCAACCATCATAACCTCATCAAACCCAGTGCGTTCGATAATCTTGGTTTTAATATCTAACTGCTTCTTTTCTTTTTGAATTCTTCTCAGAAATGCGTAATGAATGATTTGAGTAAAATAAGCAAAAGGATTCTTTGATTTCTCTGGATCAAAGTTGTGAATGTATTGAACACAATTTTCAATTCCGTCAGAGATCATATCCTCACGGAACATATAATTCACAAAATTTGGTTTATATGATAGATGAGTCGCAATCTTTAGAAAACACTCTCCCAAGTAATTTGGAATAGGCGGCTTACCATCCCAATGCTTTGCTCTATCTTCCTTAGTTGGTTTTCTATCGTACTTTTTTAAAAAAGAACTTTCAACTTTAGAGCGATAGACAATCATTGCCTCTAGCAATTCTTTATTATTTACATAATGTTCTGTTTTCTTTTTGGGCATAGCATTGGACTCATCTAATATATGATATGCTTATTATAACATATCTAAAAGGGCTTGACAAGTTATAAAAATATGAGTAGAATCGCTTTGTTCCCGTTGAAGATGAGAATCTAGCCTTCTTTAATACCTTTAAAGAGTCTTTCAAGTCTCTTGCGAGAATCTTCAACAGACGCGATGTAACCCATCTTTGATGATGGTTTAACCTTACCAGAAGGGTTATAAACATCTATTGAATCTTCATCTTCAATGTAGTTGTTATAAATATCAATTAATCTTTTATCTTTAGTTTCAGTCATTGTAATAATTTTATCAAGTTTTACAATAAAGAAATCATCACTTGACAATTCCATCCATGATTTAACT